ATAGTAGTAGGTACAAACAGTTAAAAACGATAGGTTTCTTTTCATTAAGTTTTGTTTAGGTTAGGAGAGGGTGCTTTTACGAGTTACCCTCTTTTATTTTATAATTATTATGATAATATTACAAGAGACAGCAGCTTCGCAAACCCTAAGAATAATTCCTAGAGAATACGCTATAACTACAACTTATAACGTAAATATTACTAGCGATTCTGAGAATAAAAATATTTATTCAGCAGCTTATACTAACCAATTTACCGTAGATAGATACTGGTATAATGTGCCAGCATCTATTCCAAATTTAGAACAAGACAATTTCTATACCCTAATAATAACAGATGCAGCCACTAAAGAAGTTTTTAGAGGTCGCATATTTTGCACTAACCAGACATTAAGTGATTATAGCGTAAATCAAGGAGAGTACACTACAACCACATCAACAAATGAATTTTTATTCTATGAAGCATAAAAGTAACATTCATATTTTAGAGCTTAATACCTATACAGCTCCGAGAGTATATGAAGAAAGAAATCAAGATTTTGTTTCTATAGGAGAAGACAATAATTACTATCAATATATTATAGATCGTTATGTAGGATCTACAACCAATCACTCTATTTTAAATGGAGTAACTAATTTTACATATGGGCATGGCTTAGATGCAACTGATTCTAATAAAAAGCCAGAGCAATACGCTCAAATGATGTCTATATTAAAGAAAAAAGACCTGTTTAGAGTAGTTCAGGACTTTATAATTTTAGGAGAAGGAGCTTTTCAGGTTACTTATGACTCCAATAGAAAGATTTCTAAGCTTACATACTTTCCAAGACAGACTTTAAGAGCTGAAAAATGCAATGATAAAGGAGAAATAGAGGCTTATTATTACCATAATGACTGGACTGAGTACACAAAAAGAGACAAACTTAAGAGAATACCTGTTTTTGGAACATCAAAAGAGCAAAATGAGCTGTATATAGTTAAAAAATATGTAGTAGGATTCCATTATTATAGTTTACCTAGTTACGCTGCATCAATGCCTTACGCACTTTTAGAAGAATCGGTCTCTGAGTATTTAATTAATGAGACACAGAATGGTTTTTCAGGAACTAAAGTGGTCAATTTCAATAACGGAGTACCAGATAAGGAGAAGCAAATGCAGATTAAAAACGATATTTTAAACAAATTGACAGGTTCAATTGGTGATAAAGTGATCGTAGCATTTAATTCTAATCAAGAATCTGCTACAACTGTAGAAGATATTTCATTAAACAACGCTCCAGAGCATTATGCTTACCTATCTGAAGAGTGCGTAAAAAAATTGATGGTAGGGCATAGAATCACCTCTCCTTTATTACTGGGAATAAGAGAATCTGGAGGAGGTTTAGGAAATAATGCAGATGAAATCCAGACAGCAACAGATTTATTTTTAAATATAGTTATTAAGCCATCTCAGGACATCGTTATAGATGCTTTAGACGATCTTTTATCAGTTAATGACATAGCACTTAATCTTTACTTTAAAACGCTTAAGCCGCTTGATTTTATGAATGAAGAAACTGACTTAACTGATGACCAAATTGAAGAAGAGACAGGAATTAAGCAAGAAGATATAGAGGAGCAAAAAGTAGAAGTAGATTTAAAAACTATAGACGGAAATTTAGCTTATAAGACAGTTGCAGAAGCTGAAGCTCAAGCAAAGAAATTAGGCTGTAAAGGACATCATGAGCATAATGAAAATGGAACAATTTGGTTTATGCCTTGTAAGTCTCATGACAAAATGCCGAAGTCTATGTATATGTCAGAAGATGAGTTAAGTGAAAATGAAAGTAAAGAGATACTTGGATCACTAGCAGAAACAGGACATAAAATGTCAGAAGACTATGTTTTTGTTGACGAAATAGATGCGGATGACGATATTGACAATGAAGACTGGGCAAATTACTTGATTGATGAAAAGAAAAGTGCGCTTTCTAAAATAAGAGGTTTGCTTGGTTTAGCAGATGAAGTTAAGTCAAAAAATAAAGGTAGTTCTTATAGTGATTTAGATTCTAACAACGGACTTTATAAAATACGCTACACTTATGCTATAGGATCAAGAAAGCCAAGTAAAACACAAAGAGACTTCTGTAGAAATATGATGAACATGGCTAATGCAGGAATAGTCTGGACTTTAGAAGATATTGACAGAGCCTCTAGAGAAGGAGTTAATAGAGAGCTAGGACATAATGGCAAAGCTTTCAATTTATTCAAATTTAAAGGCGGCATCTATTGCAGACATATTTTCAAAAAAGTTCTTTTTAGACTTGAGAGTAACACTGAACCTTCAAAGAATTTAGATAATTATAAGAAAGTTAGAAGTATTCCTAAATCTTATAATAGAAAACCTAGAGGATCAAAACAAGCAGCAACAGCACCAGAAAATATGCCTAATCGAGGAGCATACCCTAATTAAAATTTAAACTATGGCACAAGTATTATTTATAAATAGAGACGATCTAGTCAGATTCACTTCTGCTAATGGGAATATAAATACAGATTCATTTATTCAGTATATTTTTATAGCGCAGGAAATTCAAATTCAAAGATTTTTAGGAACTGAACTTTATGAGCAGCTAGAAGCAAAAATTACAGCAAACACTTTAACAGGTCATTACTTAACTCTAGTAACTGATTATATAAAACCTGCCTTGACACATTGGGCAATGGTAGAATTTTTACCATTTCATGCTTATTCTATTTCTAATCAAGGAATTTTTAAAAACACCTCAGAAAATGCAGTTAATGCAGATAAAAATGAAGTAGATTTTTTAATAGAAAAAGAAAGAACAACTGCACAATATTTTAGTAATAGATTAATAGACTATTTACAGGATCAAGCCGCTGCACATTTCCCTGAGTATTACTCAAATACTTATCCAGATATATATCCAGATGACCAAAGTAGTTTCGGAGGATGGCAGTTAAGTTAGATAAAACAAATGAGCAAGAGAAAAACGAAATCTTGCTTAAAAAATATTTAAAGAATAAAGTAGAATCAATTAAAAATATAACAAATTGGCAACATTTACAGGACAATTAATTTCAGCGACTTATGATGCTATTTTAAAAAGCATTGATAACGATCCACTTGGCTCAGTAGCTAAACAGATTACAGATGGTCTAGGAAATGTTACACCATTATATATCTCTACAACTCAAATAGGAATAGGAATAACTCCAACTGAAGCTCTTCATGTAAGCGGAAATATTATAGGAACAGGTACTCTAAATATAACTGGTCTTACTACGTTTGGAACTTTAAAAAGCAATTTAGCCACAGGCGCAACTATTGGAGAATTTATTACAGAAGCACAGGGCATAGCATCGAACAACAATGATACAACACTACCAACTTCAGCGGCTGTAAAAAATTATGTAGATTCTGCAAATACAGGACAAGTAACTGGCTCAGGAACAGGTGGAAAACTACCTATTTGGACTGGAGTAGGAGCAAGCTCAACTTTATCTGATTCAGCAATTTCAGAAGCTTCTACAAAATTAGTATTCACAAAAGATATTTTTATAAATGATGTTTTACCAGTTATTACTCTTTCAGATAGTAATAGCTCAGGCTCAGCAACTTCAGGAGATATAGTTTGGATAGATAGCGCAGCAAGTCAAAGAGCTATTATTTCACTAACTAGTAATACTTTAGGAATTACTAGCAAACAAGGAGGTCTTGCTTTTAATACAGCATCAACTCCAGCAATGTCAATAGATGCGAGTCAAAATGCCATTTTTAACAGCGATTTAGATGTAACAGGAGACTTAGCAGTCAATACAGATAAATTTACAGTTAGTGCAGCAACAGGAGCTGCATTTTTTACAGGTTTAGTAAGTGGAATTACACCGACTGCTGCAGCAAATTTTACTACTAAATCATATGTTGATGGGCTAACACCGAACTTAGGGCTATTTTTACGTTTAGCAGGTGGAACAATGTCAGGTGAACTAGATATGGGCGGTAACAGTATTACCGATATTAATGAATTGACCTTTGGAGCTAACGCCTACATAACGTCTCCCAGCAACACCCTAGTTCGCTTTAATCAAACAAGTGTTGATATTGCTTCAGGAGATTTAACAGTTTCAGGAACTATCTCAGGAGTTTTAGCTAATGGTGTAACTGCTACTACGCAAACAGCAAACAACAATTCTACAAAGGTAGCCACGACTGCTTATGTAGATACTTCAGCAGGTTTATATTTACCACTTACAGGGGGAACTCTTATAGGTGCTTTAATAGGAACAACTGCAACTTTTGCAGGAAATGTAGGAATCGGAGCGGATTCGCCTGGAAATAGATTAGTAGTTAGAGGGCCTTCATCTGATGCAACTGGAGGAGATAACAATGTTGCACAGTTTGAAGGGCCGAGCGGAACAAATGGATTTCAAGTTTATGTAAATGATACGCTTAACAACACTGGAATACAAACTAAAAATGGTGATAGTTTTATAATTAATCCAGGTGGAGGAAACGTCGGGATCGGAACGACTGGGCCTAATAGTAAGTTACAAGTAGATGGAAGTATAAGAGCAGAAAATTCTGCTTTTTTAGCTGGTAGAGAAGATGCAGCAGCACCAGCACATTCTTTTCACGATGACGCTGATACCGGTATGTTTAATATTAATCCAAATATATTAGGATTTTCTACAGCAGGCACAGAAAAAATGCGTATAGATAGTTCTGGATTAACTACTATAAAAAGAACTGGAATTACTGGAGCTGCAAAAGCTGATATGAATTTACATCTTGGTTTTGAAGGTAATGATGGTGAAAATAATTTAATTGGATTTGGGTATAATGGAGGAACTAATATTCCTGCATATATTGGATATAGTTCAACAAGTGGAAGTGGAAATACTAAAGGGGATTTATATTTTGCAACAAGAAGTGTTACAACAGATACACAGCCTTCAAATAGGATGGTTGTAAAAGCAAATGGCAATGTAGGTATTGGAACAAATGCTACTGTAGGTCAAACTCCTGGTAGTCTTTTAACTTTATCTGGTAACAGTAACAATTTTGCTACAGCCCCTATAATTAGATTTGATTCAACTTCCACTACTACTAATGTTAGAAACTGGGCAATTGGTCCTGCAGACACAGCTATTGGTAATTTTCATATTATGAGAAGTGCAACACTAGGAGGTGATCCTCTGACTGGGGCTGGAGCTGCAACTTTTACTATTGATTATACTGGAAACGTCGGAATCGGAACTGTTTCGCCTGCTAAAAAATTAGATGTAGAGGGAAACATCAGAGCAAAAAACACAGCAGGTTCAGCAGCGGCAGAAATAGATATTTCAAGTGGGGCGACATGGAGATTAAGGTCAAACCCGACAAGTGGAACTAATAGTTATGGTTTAGATATAATACAAGGTGGGTCAGGAACAGGTGTAGTAATGTCTATATTCAGTAATGGTATTGTAAAAATAGGAGGAACTGATACAGGTTATTCGGGTACTCTATTACATACAGGGAGTTATTCAGCAACTCAATCAGGTATAAATATTTTAAGTTCAAATACAGGGTATGGATATTTATTATTTGGAGATGGAGATGGAGCTGCTTCTTATACTGGTCAAATAACGTATAAACATGGAGATGAATTTATGGCATTTAATACTAATTCTGTAGAAAGAATGAGGATTTCAAGTGGGGGAAAGCTTTTAATTGGCAAAACTGAATTAGATATCTCTATATCAGATGGTTTTAGGTTTGATCCAAATGGGGAAGCTTTTGCATCTATTCCCTCTACTGGAGCAAATACTTGGCATGTTTATGATATGACAAATAACGCTTATAGATTCTATGTTAGTGCAGCAGGTCAAATATATGCCACAAGCACTTCTATTAGTGGATTATCAGATATTACTTTAAAAGAAAATATAAAACCTTTAGAAACAGGTTTAGATGATGTAATGAAGTTAAAACCAAAAAGGTTTGATTGGAAAAATGGAGATGGAAAAAATATTGCAGGCTTTATTGCTCAAGAAGTTGAACAAGTTTTACCTGATTTAGTTAGTGAATCAAAATATACGGATGAAGAAACAAAGAAATCTTTAAAGATGGGAGATATGATTCCAACTTTAGTAAAAGCAATACAAGAGCTAACTGCAAAAGTAGAAAGATTAGAACAAGAATGTAAATGTAAATAAACCTTATAAAAATTAACCCTTAATAAATAAGATGATAAACAAGATCAAAGACGAAGAACTAGAAAACCTACAAAAACACTCTCAAGAACAAGCAAAAGTTTTACATGATCTAGGAGTACTAGAAGCACAGAAACATGAACTACTTCATGGTTTAGTTTCTTTAATGGAAAAAAATGAAGGCTTTAAAAAAGAGCTAGAGGCAAATTATGGAAAAGTTAATGTTTCACTACAAGACGGAACTTATGAACCTATTCCAGAAAAGCAAGATGGAGAAGGAGCTGCCAATTCAATGGATGCATTAGACGAATATATAAAGTAGTTAAGTTTAATATCTATGGATTTTACAGATTTGAAGATTTACGCTATAAATACAATGGCTTTTATGATAACCATGACTGAGATAGAAACTTGGTTAAAAGTAATTCTTCTTATCTGTACTATAGTTTATACAGTAATGAAAACTAAAAAGCTTTGAGAATAATAGATAAGCTTATAGTTCACTGTTCAGCTACTCCAGAATTTAAAGAGTTTGATGTAGATGACATTACAGAGTGGCATCTTGCTAGAGGGTGGTCAGACTGTGGCTATCATTTAGTAATTAAATTAGATGGCACTGTAGAGACTGGTAGACCTATGTCTAGAGCAGGCGCAGGAGTTTATGGTCATAATAGAGCCTCTATTCATGTATGTTATATTGGCGGCATGGACCGAAACATGGATAAGTGGATAGACACTAGAACCGATAAACAAAAAAAAGCCTTAATAAAAGTATTAAGCGCATTAAAAATAGAACATCCAAAAGCCAAAATATTTGGACACAATGACTTTACAGATAAAAAAGTATGTCCATGTTTTAACGCTAAAGATGAATATAAAGATTTAAATAATGGCATTAAATAAAAAAGTAAACCTTGATATTGATGGAGACGGAAAGACTGATTTTAATCTAGATTTAAAAACAATTATTTTAATATTAGGAGGGTTAATTAGCATAACCATGACCTATTCTACCTTAACTAAGCAAATTGAAATTAATAAACAGCAGATAGAAGTAGCTAAAAAATTGCCTCCTGCTAAGTCTCATGATATAATAGAGCAAAAGATCATGTATTTAGAAGATTACATAGCTAAACTCGAAGATCAACATAATAAAAGAATAGATAATCTAGAAAAAAAAGTTTTTAAATAATGAAAAAAGTAATTATATCATTTTTAAAGCCTGTTGTATTTATATTATTTCTAGCTATTTTTTCTGTTATGTTGTTAGGCTGCGCAGATTATACTAAGCCGCCTACAGCTTCTCATGTTTTAGCAGTTACATTAGAAGGTGATACTATTTTAATAGCTATAGATAAGATAAGACCGAGCATAAATTATTCTTATTATCCTATTTATTCTAGTCCTTATTATAATAATTACAACTATAGAAATTACAACTATCAATGGAGATATAATGACAATAGAGGAAGTAGTTCAACTGTTATTTCTAAAAACAAATCTGAAAAGCCTCCAGTATCTCCAGACATTACTACTAGACCATCTGGAGCAGTGTTATTAAAAGGAAAAAAATAAATGGGTAAAATATTATTAAAATTATTTGGTCAAGCAGGAGCAGGAGTAGCAAATAAGATTAGTGATATAATAGACAGACATACCTTTAGCAAAGTTGAAAAGGCTCAAATGCAAAAAGAAATGAGTCAAGTTTTTATAGATGCTGAAGCGGATATTCAAAAGAACATTACTGAAAGATGGCTCTCAGACGCAAATTCTGATTCATGGCTTAGTAAAAATGTTAGACCAATGGTATTAATATTTTTAGTAATCTCTACTATTTTAATGGTCTTTATAGATGGAGGTTTAATAAGCTTTGATTTAAAAGACTCTCATTCCGATCTTTTACAGATTGTTTTACTTACTACAATTGGAGCATATTTTGGAGGCAGGTCAATTGAAAAAGTTAAAAAATGAAAGACTTTAGACCTAGACTTAAAGGAAATAAAAAAACTGCTTATGATAACATTACAAGAAATGAATCACGTATTCTTATTATTGGCGATTTGCACTGTCCTTTTGAGTTAGATGGTTATTTTGATTTCTGTAATGAAACCTATTCTAAATATAACTGTAATCAAGTAGTATTTATAGGTGATATTATAGACTCACACTATAGCTCCTTTCATGCTACTGATCCTAATGGCTATGGAGGAGGTGAAGAGTTACAGCACGCAATAGACCAGATAGAAAAATGGAATAATAAATATCCTGTAGCGGATGTCTGCATAGGAAATCATGACAGGTTATGTATGCGCAGAGCTTTTGATAGTGATATTCCTAAAGAATGGATCAGAGACTATAACGAAGTCTTAGGCACTGAATGGAACTGGGTAGAAAATGTTACATATGACAACGTATGCTATGAGCATGGAGAAGGAGGAGACGCTTATAGAAAGGCTCAGCAAAATATGCAGAGTTCAGTCTGTGGACATACCCATACAAAAGCAGGAACTCAATTTTATGTAGGTAAAAAATACAAAGTCTTTGGAATGCAAGTAGGATGCGGAGTAGATGAGAAAACTTATGCCGCTGCTTATGCTAAAAACTTTAGAAGACAAGCTATAGGCTGCGGAATTGTTATAGGTGGGCATACTGCCATTAATGTTATGATGGACTTATAACTGCTAATTATCAACAAACTTACCACTATATTTACCACTACAAAAAGAAAACCCCTGTAAATCAATGACTTACAGGGATTATAGCGGAGAAGAAGGGACTCGAACTTATTAACACTAAATATAACTTTTGGTTATATCTACTCATATATATTCTCTTATAAAATATTTTTATATATCTAGATATTACTATTAATAATATTTAGTTATACATTTACTTACCACTATATTTACCACTATGTATTATTATTTAAAAGAACCTAACTCAAATAAAGAAAGTTTAATTATTATTCAGTATTTTGTTAAGAGTGAAAATAAAAAATTTAAATTAAGTACACAACTAAAAATAAACCCTATAGACTGGTCTAAAGAAAACAGGCTTCCTAAATCTAAAAGAGGAGGAGACAGCTATAAAAATAGAAGGATCACAGATAAGCTTATTGAGATAAATAACAAATTACAGCATGTTATAGATACTCATGGCAATAATTTAACTATAGGGCATTTAAAAGAATATTTTAATCCTAATAAAGAAAGCGAAAATAAATATGTTTATATAGAAGATTATTTTACTGCTTTTATTGATGAAAAAATTAAAGTTCAGCAAGTAGGTAAACCAGCAATACAAAAATATAAAGTAGTATTATCTAAAATTTTATCTTTTCAAGAATATACAAATAAAAAATATCTACTTACAGATTTTGACGATACCTTTTTTCAGGATTTTATAGCTTTTTTAAGAATTGAACATAATCTTTACGATAATACTTTGCATAGATATATAAATTTTTTTAAGACTTGTTTAATTTGGTGCGCTAGAAAAGGGTATAAAATTAATGAGGACTATAAAAACATAAGTATTAAAAGACATGAGACTAATCATCCACACTTAACAAAAAAAGAGTTAAAACTACTAGAGGAAGTTGATTTAAATAAGGCAGATGATTCAGCAAGAGATTTATTTTTAATAGGAGCTTATACTGGTCAAAGGTTTTCGGATTATTCTATATTTGAAAAGGCAGATATTAGCAGCAAAGGAGATGCTATAGTAAAAAAGGCAAAAAAAACTAATACAATTTCTTATATTCCTTTACATCCTAAGCTTAAAGCCTTACTTGATAAGTATGAATGGAGACTGCCAAAGATAAGTTCGCAAAAATTTAATAAGAGGATTCAGAAAATATGTAAAAAAATAGGTTTAAATAATGAAATAAAAGAAGAAAGAGAAAAAGGAAAGTTTAAAAATATTTCTATTTATCCTAAGTGGCAAATGATAGGAAGCCATACTGCAAGAAGAACCTTTATAACTTTAATGAGTGAGGGAGGAGTTTCAGATCACCAGATTATGAAAATTACTGGAATAAAAGATGCAAAAACTTTAAAGGGTTATAAGAAGATAAACATGGAAACCTTAATAGATACTACTGTTAAATTTTGGAGTTAAATTTCTGTCTTAATTTTACTAAAATTATATTTCTTTTTTAATTTAGCTACATAATCAGTCCTCCAAATTTTGAAGATTTTAAACCTGTCTTTTTTTGGTAGAAGGTGAGCTTCATTTAAAGATTTAGTAAAGTTTTTAGATATTTTTTCCATTTTTTAAATCTTTTTTTAATTTTTTAGTTAGTTTATCTTCTTTCCTTACTTCTTCAATTAAATTATATTTCTCAATTTCTTCAATAGTAAAATCTATATTTTCAAGTTTCTTGTTTAAATAATCTATTTTTTTATCTAGCACTTTATGTCCTTTTTCTGTATAATCTATAAGTCTTTGCTCCCTTGCTTCAGCAGCCTTATTAAGGTCTTCTTTCCCTTCATATAAAAAAGCCATGAACTTCTGCTCCATTTCTTTTATAGTTTTACCTGTTCGATCTTCTGAACCACTTTTATACATACTTTGTAAATAATCGATTACCTGTTTAGCTGTAGCTGTTAAGTCATCTGAATCAGAGTAGTTAGTTTGAGTAGTTTTTAACATTTCACCTTTTCCATTTATTAACCAGTCATAATTAATCTCAGGATAGGCTTTAATAATCCTGCCTATTGTTTTAGATGAAGGCTTTCTGTTTTGATTAATAATTTTAGAAATAGTAACACTATTATTTAATCCAAGTTTTTTAGAAAACTCTGTTAAATTAATTCCATAATGTGCGACTATCTGACTTAATCTTTCACTTAATAACATTTTTTTTTAAATTGTTTAGGTTAAAAAAAGCTTAATTTGTATTCAGTAGACTTAACTTTATTTATACTTTATTAGCTTATTCTTTTTTATTTGGCTAAAATTGTATATGTTTGTATCATAATAATAATAATAATAGCTAATTAAGTATCTATGACAAGCATTCAATTTACAAAAAAACCAGTTAAAATCCTAAAATTATAAGCATGAGTTTATTATTTGAACATATCCAAAAAGAGATTATAAATACAGGAATGTATTCTTTTGAACAAGTTTCAGAAATGACTTATCCAGAAACTTTAGCAGCTTATTATAGTACCCCATATTTTACTAAAAAAAAAACTAATATATAATGGATCAAAATATTCAAGAATTATTTAATCTTTTTGACAGCAGCCAACAAAAAGAAGTAGTCACTACTCTAGCTAGGCATTACAATAAAAAACCTTTATCAATTAGAAATAACTGGTTTTCTGGCTATAAGCAAATTCCTGATCAGTATCATGATGAAGTTTTAAAAATACTTCAAAACGGCATTTTAATCAAAAACCTAACACCTCAACTATAATGGAATCAAACTTTGACACAAGATTTTTAAAAGAATTTGGAATAGATTTTTCAAATCAAGAAACAAAGGAAGAAGAGCCTTCTTTAACTCTTACTAAAGAAAATTATATAGCTCTCTTTAGAGTGGCTTTTGCAGCTCAAAATTTTATTAATTATAACAATGGCACAATAGAAAATTTAAAGAGTGAAAGACTAGATAACTATTTTTTTAAAAAGTTAAAAGAAAAAGTAACTGATGCAAAAAAATATATATAATGACAGTATCCGAGCAAATAATAAAAGCAATTTCTTTAGATAAGCAGATGACACTTAATGAAACTGCTTTGTATTTAAATGTCAGTACTCAATCAGTAAGAAAAAGAATAAGACAAGGAAAAATAAAAGCTACTATTTATGGAAAGCAGTTTAGAATCTTAAAAGCTCAGTTTCATGATTAAACAAAAAACAGATTTAAAAGTTATTTATACTAACAAGATTTCTAGTATAAGTAAGAGTGTAAAAACTAAACAAGGGAATTTTAAGTTTGATGTTTTCTTTGATAATAATCATCATGGTTATTATTTCACAAAAATTGATTTCTTTCCTTTTGAAATAGGAGAGCCTGCTTCTTATGAGCGTACTGTTTACGGAGGCTATGACTACATAATAAAATTTTATAAACCTAAACACTAAATATATAAATATGATTCTATCTAATTCAAATTCTCCAAAGAGAGAGATTATTCCTTCAGGGAGCTACCCAGCAAGATGTATTTCTATGATCGACATAGGAACTATTCCTACAGAATGGCAAGGCGAAAAGAAAAGCAGAACCTTAATAAGATTAAAGTTTGAACTGCCAACCTTAACAAAGGTATTTAATACTGATAAGGGTGAGCAGCCATATGTCATAGAAAGACAATTTACAAAGTCATTACATGAGAAGTCAGCTCTACTTCCTTTTTTAAATAACTGGAGAGGGAAATCATTGTCAGAAGATGAATGCAGGTCTTTTGATTTAAGTAAATTATTAGAGGCTGAGTGTATGCTTTCAATAGTTCATAACTCTGTAGGAGAGAAAACCTATGCCAATATAGGAGGGATTTCTACACTACCTAAAGGTCTTGAATGTCCTAAACAATTTAACCACAGCTTTATATGGGATTATCAAGATCATTTTAAAGAGTCAGCAGTTACTTCAGATAGTGACATGATACCTTCTTGGTTACAAGAAACTATAAAATCTTCTTCAGAGTGGAGAATGAAAAACGGAAATAACGATTCTATGATTTCAGATAATGACATAGATGACAGCGAACCTAACGATTTACCTTTTTAATTATGGAAACACTACAACACAGAAACGCTTCTTTTATATCACATCAACCAATAATAAAAGATCATAGAAATTATGTCTGGCAATCTCTAAGAAAGAATCCAAACGGATTAACAGCTCAGCAAATAACAGACTTAAGTAATAAAAGAGTAAGCTTAATATCTTCAAGGTCTAGGCTTAATGAGCTGCTTAATGACTGCCTTATTAGAGTTAAAGGTTCAGCTAGAAATCCTAAAACAGGTAAGGTTAATAGTACCTACTGCACCTTAGAAAAAAGTGAAAGCTTAAATCTTATAGAAAATAAACTAATTTCTTTAGTAGCTGAGCATGATCTATTAATAGAAAACTATTTTAAATATAAGTTAATTGATGAAAGGCTCAACTCTATTGATAAAGAAATAGAAAGGTTAGAACATAAAAAACTAAACTTATTATAGATGGAGGATTTAATTCAAATTAAAGAAGTGGTAGAGGATTCATATGGAGGAATAAATATTTCATCCAAAACTAGAAAGATGCCTTATCCAGATGCAGTTAAAGTCTATTGTTACATAGCTAATAAGTGCTTAAAAAATGATTCAGCTTTGAAATTTAGAAATAAATATAGCAGACGAATAATAGGTAAATATATTAATAGAGATCATTGCACAGTAACTGTAGCTATTAAAAGGTGCGATGAGTTAATGGGCGTAGACAATGACTTCAGGCAAAGAGTTAGATTTTGTCTTCAAAGAAGTGCTAACATTTTAAATAAAAAAACTACTACTTATAAGAATAAGATAGATGTAGTCTTTACTAAACTAAGCAACAGCCAACAGGAGGAGCTATATATAAAAGCTACTGAAATGTATGCTTTTAATTCAGATTTAAAAAACCTAAAAGAAGAAATTAACTATGTCCAATAAAGCACCAGCTTTTCAATTATATGCACAGGATTTTTTAACTGGAGTTATGGACTTAACTATGGATGAAAGAGGCTTGTATATAACTCTTTTATGTAAGCAATGGAGTATAAATAACGAAAATGGAATACCCAAAAAAAGGCTAGCCTTATTTCTGGGTTATGACTGGGAAACCCTCCCTGAAATGGTAAAAGAAAAGTTTATAGATAATGGTGATTACTTCTTTAATAAAAGACTTTTACAAATTGTAATAGATCAAAATGCTTTTAGAAAAAAACAGAGTATTAATGGACTAAAAGGAGGGAGACCTAAAACCCAAACTAAACCCAAATTAACCTCTTCTAAGAAGATAGAAGATAGAAGTAAGAAGATAGAAGAAGAAAAAGAAGAGTTAATATATCCTTATACATCCAAAGATTTTCTTAATTCTTGGGAAAACTGGAAAATATATAAGTCTAAAGAATTTAAATTTTATTACTCCTCATTACAAAGCGAACAGGCTGCTTTAAAAAAACTATCTAATGAAAGTGATAATCTAGCTCATGCAGTAGAATCTATAGAGGCTGCCATGGCTAATGGATGGAAAGGAATATACCCTCAAAAAATTATAACAAATGGAAAACAAAATAATAAAAATGGACTCAGCTATTCAAATGAGTTCCAGAAAGAACTTGCTAGAAAGATTCAGTCCTGATAACTGTATGCTTTATGCTGGCAAAGTAGCAACTATAGAGGATGCTATCAATAGCAAAGCACCTAGCATAGCTTCTTTTGTTGGTGGTCATGGTAAAGACTTTACAGAGGGTTTAATTACTTTTTGGCTACTGTACTTAAATAAAATATTAAATCTAAATAAGCCCATGAGTGAGGACCAAATAAAGCTATGTTCTAGTATGGTCTTAGAAGAATATTCTATGCTTAAAATATCTGACTTAACTCTACTGTTTAAAAGAATTATTTCAGGACAATATGGAGAGTTTTATGAAAGATTGTCTATAGATAAAGTGATGACTTTTTTTAGAACTTATACAGATGACAGGCTTAATCTAGCAGGAGAAAATTCAAGAAGAGATCACAAAGAGGAAATTTATAAATCAGATATTTAATTATGTACGTTTCAGAATGTTGTAGCGCAAGTCCATATCTAAACAGCACAGACTATGGTAGATGCTCAGACTGTAAAGAATGGTGTGAGTTTATACTAGAAAATAGTTTAAAAAATAAAATATATAAATCAAAAAATATATAACCTAAAATAGTTAAAACACTATGACAAAACTTATAATTAAACATAGCATACCAACCATTATGGTATAGCATACCTATGCCCTATAAATAAATAAAATATATTAATCAAAATTATAATTATGCCACTACCAAAACCAACCCCTTTAGAAAGTAGAAAAAACTTTATAGCTAGATGTATGGCTGACTCCAAAACATCAAGCGAGTTTCCAGATCAAGATCAAAGACTAGCAGTATGTTCAACCCAATTTAAAAATAAGTAACATGAAAGTAAGTAAATCTAGACCTATGAGAATATTAGGCGAATACCTTAAAGACTTTTTTAATCCTCATGTAGCTATTATGCGCTTTGAGCTAAAAGCTAAAAATATGGATGAAAAACTTAACAGAATGAATGCAGCATGGAATTTGCTCAATGATGAAATAAAAATAGAGGAGTAATTAAAAAAGTATTGTTTTGTATTGTTTTGTATTGATTTATTTTGTATAATGTACTGCTTAGGCATGTACACTAAGAAATATCAAACTCGAAATAAATACAATGCAGTTAAGCAGAGCTTTAATGGTCGAACCTACCATAGTAAGAAAGAGGCTCAATATGCTGCGGAGTTAGAATGGAGACTTAAAGCAGGTGAGATAGCTGAGTACATACCTCAGCATCCGTTAAGAATGTATGTGAATGGAAAGAAAATATGTAACTACTTTATAGATTTTAAAGTAATATATCCAGATGGCTCAATAGAACTTGTTGAGGTCAAAGGTTTCGAGACTGATGTCTGGAGGCTTAAATGGAAACTAACCGAAGCACTACTTGATGAACTAGAACCTAATGCAACATTAGTACTAGTTAAATGAATAAAAATCAAGTAATAAAAGACATAGCTAGATTCCACTTTGAGTGGGTTAGATATGTTTCTAAAAACTCATTAAGCTTAAATCAAAAAAGAAACCCTGAAGATTTTGTTCAGGAGGCTTATTTAAGGATTCTTAAACTCCCTTCATTTGATCCAGTAAAGTACTATGCTTATGATGGTAAACTCAATAAGAAGTATTTCTTTAGAACTTTAAAGAGTTTATTAATAGATGACTTTAAAAAGAAAGCTTTAATAACAATCACACTCAATGAAAATATAAATGTTCCAGAGGTTAAAGAAGTAAAAAACCACATGGAGGTTATCTTTAATAAGATAGAAAAGACTATAGATAAGATGTATTGGTATGATAAAAAAATGCTGAATCTATATGTTTATCACATTCCTAGTATAAGAAAGATTTCTACTGCAACTACTATAAGTAGTACAAATATATTTAAAACACTTAAGAGGTGTAAACTAACAATTAAAAAAGAAGTAGCTAAAGAATATTATTATGGGAAAACAGGTTAAAGCTAAAAAAGCAACAAGAAAAAAAGCAGCACCAAAAAAGGTAGCTGTTCCTAAATCAAAAGGTCTAGGAGATACAATTGAAAAATTCACTAAAGCAACAGGAATAAAAAAAGTAGTGGAGAAAGTAGCGGAAGCAGTAGGCATGGATGACTGTGGATGTGATGAAAGAAAAAGCCTACTAAATAAAATGTTTCCTTATAGAAATACAGAATGTTTAACAGATGAAGAGTTTAACTGGTTAGATGCTTTCTATTTAAGTAGAAAAGCTAAGCTAACTTATGAGGAGCAGGTGAAAATGATAGCAATACATAACAGGGTTCTAGCATCAAGAAGAGAAGTTAGTTCTTGTGGCTCATGTGTTATTGATTTAGTAAACGTAATGAAAAGATTATATCTAGAATATAAAAAATAAGAGTACATAGTTTGATGCAGATTTGTGAACATGATAGTTTAGTTAAAAGTTTTGATAATGATATTAAATACTTTGAAGATTATAAAAAAAAATTATGTCAGTTTATTATAAATAATTGCTGTTATATGGTTGCTTATAGTTCTAATAAAAACGTAAGAAAACATGATAACAGAATACATATAACACACTATGAAATGACAGGTTTATTAAAAGAAATCCAAAGTATAGAAATATCAATTCACAATTTAAAAATAAATAGAAGTATAATTTAAAAAAAAATTATGGCACATGAATCAATAAGTAACGAAATATTTGAACATTTCAGAAAGCAAGAAAAAGAAATTAATAGCGCAATTAGTGTACTTAAAAAAAGAGGCTTTTCTGTATATGAGAAAAAAGATAAGCTGGTAATATATAGAGATTAAATGAAGAGCATTGCTGTCATATCTAAAGTCTCCTCTGGAAGGTTTGTGAGAAATCATGGTATGATAGCCAATGCAGTTAAACACTTTGAAGGTAAAGAGGTAGTGTTAGTTATAAAGCTTAGAAGAAAATTTAGAAGTTTGAAACAAAACTCTTACTATTTTGGAGTAATAATACCCTTAGCTGTAAAAGCCATTAGTGATGAGTGGGGTGAAGTATGGTCTAAAAGTAAAACACATGATTTCTTCAGAAATAGATTTCTATTTGAAGAAAGAGTAAATGAGCAGACTGCGGAGATAATACAGATACCTAAGTCTACAACTGATAACTCTACAATAGAACAAGAGGAGTATCATTTAAAATGTGTAGAGTTTTTAAGGGAGTGGTTCAATGTAGAAGTGCCACTGCCAAATGATAATATAAAAATTGATTAATCAATCTTTTTCAATTATGGATAATAGAAAAAAAAATGGAGGCAAAAGAGATAACTCAGGGCGAAAGCCTAAGATAGAAGAAGTGCAACTTATAGAAAAGTTAACCCCTTTAGAACCCTTAGCTTTTAAAGCTTTGGAGCAAGGTCTAAAAGATCAGGACTTTAGATTCGTACAATTGTATTACAACTATTATGCAGGCAAACCAAGAGAAACAAAAGACATAACCATTAATGAAGATATGCCTTTGTTTATAGATTAATATGCAAGTTAAGAAAACCTTAGCCTTAGATAAACTGCGAAACCTAAACAGTAGAACTAAGATTGTTAGAGGAGGGAGTTCAGCAGGAAAGACAGTAGCTATATTGTTAATCCTGATTGACTATGCTATTAAAAACAAAGGCAAAGAAATAAGCGTAGTTTCTGAGTCTATTCCTCACTTGCGTAGAGGAGCTTTAAAAGACTTTCTAAGTATCTTAAAGAGTCTGAATAGATATGAAGAAAAAAAGTTCAATAGAAGTACCTTAAAATATGAATTTAGTAATGGTTCTTATATTGAGTTCTTTTCCACAGATCAACCAGATAAACTTAGAGGAGCTAGAAGAACTGATCTTTATATTAACGAATGTAATAATGTTCCATTTGATGCCTACCAACAATTAGCAGTTAGAACATCTGGAATGATTTGGCTAGACTACAATCCTGCAAATCTATTCTGGGTGGATAAGGAATTAATAGGTCAAGAAGAAACTGACTTTGTAACCTTAACCTATAAAGATAACCAGAGCCTTCCTGAATCAATAGTAAAAGAAATAGAGAAAGCAAAAGTAAAAGCTAAGACTTCTACCTATTGGTCAAATTGGTGGCAAGTATACGGCTTAGGGCAAATAGGAAGCTTAGAGGGAGTATGTATTTCAGACTGGAAAGAGATTGATAAGATTCCAGTAGATGCTAGGCTACTCTGCGGAGGCATGGACTTTGGCTATTCTGTTGATCCTTCAACCTACATAAGATTATATAAATGGAACAAAGCTTATATCTACGATGAAATGCTTTATAGAAAAGGAATGCATAATAGAGATATTAGTTTATTTCTTACTAATCAAAATGTAAAAGAGAATATTTATGCAGATTCTGCTGAGCCTAAATCAATATCAGAATTAAATAACTACGGACACTCAGTGTATGGAGTAACAAAAGGAAGAGATTCTATAATCTATGGTTTGAACTTAATGAACCAAAATGAAATCTATGTAACTAGCAGAAGTAAGAATCTTATCAAAGAGCTGCAAGGTTATATATGGGCAAAAGACAAAGAAGGTAACGATCTACAGAAGCCAACAGGCGCACATCCTGACTGCATTGATGCTGCTAGGTACGCTCTTATGATGCAACTAGAAAACCCCAACAGAGGAGAATATCATATATATTAAAATAAAGACTAAAAGTATTGCATAGTATTGCAAAAGGTTATATATTTGAGTATAATTTAAAACAAACACTATGACAAAAAAAAGACAATACAAAGTAGCAAAATCAACACTTAACAAATCAGGAAATACTTTGTTACAATTACGAGAGGAGACATCTTTTGGATATGCAACATACTTTGTATTTCAACATCAATTAGAAAAAAAAATGATAGAAAAAAACTTTGAGATTATTAACTAATAAAAATGGGAGTGTAACAGCTCCCTTTTAAAACAAACAATATGAAAAATTTAAACATTACAGAATTAGAAAAAACAGTATTAGAGATTATTTCTTATGGTGATGATTATGAAGAAACACCTACAGAATGTTTTGATAATATAATGGATAGCTTTAATGGTAACAAAAATCAATTAAAAGGTATTATAGGTTCTTTAATAAAAAAAGATTTAATATTTGAAAGTGAATATCCTAATGGATTAACAAGTTACCATTTCAACAATTAATAACATTGGGGGTGTAACAGCTCCCTTTAAAATTTAATATATTTATAATATGAAAGAAAAAAAAATACCTATAAGCTTTAGATTTGACAAAGAGATTCTAGACAAAGTAAAGCTCAAAGCTGAAAAAGAAAACAGGTCTATAAACAATACAGTAGAAACAATACTTAAAAACAATTTATAAATTATCAATAAAAACAATATAGGGCAGGGTAGCTTAAACTCCCTTAAACTCCCTTAAACTCCCTTAACCTCCCTTAACTGGATAACACTGGTTAAGGGTTTTTTATTTAATAGGGTGAAGTACAGTTTTTAATTTTATCGTACATATAGTATGAAAGTTAAAATCTTAGTTCCTGAAAGTTTGTCAGAAATTACACTGGAGCAATATCAAAAGTTTTTAAAGATTTCAAAAGATAATGAAGACAGCTTATTTCTTCAGCAGAAAATGGTAGAGATATTTTGTAGCATAGATTTAAAAAGTGTTATGAATATTAAATACAACTCTATTAAGAAAATAACCACACATTTAAATAATCTATTTGAACAAAAGCCAAAATTTATAGAAACATTTATAAAAGATAAAAAGAAATTCTCTTTTATTCCCTCATTAGACGATATGAGCTTCGGTGAATTTGTTGACTTAGATACTACTCTTACAGACTGGGAAACAATGGATAAAGCTATGGGTGTTTTATTTAGACCAGAAACTCAAAGACATAAACATAAATATTTAATAGAGCCCTATGACAATTATGATAGTTATGATATGCAAAAAATGCCATTAGATGTAGTTTTAGGTTCACTAGTTTTTTTTTGGAATTTAAGCAAAGAATTAATAAATCATATACCGAGCTATTTCTTACATCAAATGGAGAGTCTGACCTCTCAGCAAAAGCAAACTTTGGAAGAAAGTGGGGTTGGTATTCTAGCATTTATGGACTTAGTAAGGGAAACATCTCAGAAATTGACAATGTTACCAGATTGCCATTACATCAATGCCTGATGTTTTTAAGTTTTGAAAAGGATAAGAATGAAACTGAAACTAGAATAATAAAGAGTAAGATAAGATAATGAAAGAGTTTTTAATAGAGGAACTTTATGAAAGAGGACTTATTCCTTATGATGAAAGTATAGTTCTAGCTGAAGGCTTTGAAGATGCTATGTTAGGAGTAAGCACTACAGCACCCAAGAGAGCTGTTTATAGCTATTGGAAATGCTTAGACTGTTTAATACAAGCAAAAGTTAACGATGAGGTTTTTGAATTTGACGCTGCTTTAGAGTGGTTAGACGATTATATAAAAGAAGCCAATGATAGCGATATAAATTCCTTTACTCCAATATTTATAAAAACAATATGACAGCATACTACAACATACTAGAAACATTAAAAACAGCCTTAGCAGCAGAGCCATTCGTTAATACTGTAAGCTATGGTAACATCTATGATATTGATCTTTCAAAGCAGACTATTTTTCCCTTATCTCATATAATGGTTAATCAGGCTACTATAGCCGCTCCAGTAATAACATTTAATGTAACTATTATGTGCATGGATATTGTAGACGATCCTAAGACTGAAATAACAAATGTATTTCTAGGTAATTCTAATGAGCAGGATATATTAAATACTCAGCTTAACGTAGCCTCTAGAATAGTAAGCAAACTATTAAGAGGTGATTTATTTAGTGATTTATATCAATTAGATGGCACTGCAAGCTGTGAGCCATTTAATGAAAGATTTGAAAACTCTTTAACTGGGTGGGCGGTTACTTTTGATTTAATAGTTCCTAATACTATGACTGTTTGCTAATGGAGTTTAAAGAATTACAAAAGGAGTTAAATAGATTTGGAAAGTATGTAGTCCAACAGTCAAGAAGTAATTTAACAAAACAGAAAAAGAATGTTAATAAAACTTTATATAATTCTATTGGTTACAAAATAGAAGAAACTGCTAATAGTTTTGTTTTATCATTTGAAATGGAGGATTATGGAAAGTTTCAAGATCAAGGAGTCAGCGGTATAAAAGTAAAATACAATACACCTTTTAAATATACTAACAAAATGCCTCCTGCTAAAGCATTTGATAAGTGGGGAATAAAAAGAGGAATAGCTCCAAGAGGAAAGGGAGGTCAATTTGAGAAACGTAAAGGTTTAGATTTTGCACTTGCTAGAAGTATCTACTATAAAGGAATAAAGCCTTCTATGTTTTTTACTAAACCATTTGACAAAGCTTTTGAAAGACTGCCTGAAGAAATTGCAAATTCTTTAATTAAAGATATAACAGAAAACATTTAAAATGAGTACTATATTAAACGCTAGAAGTCCATACTATATTAAAATAACACCTGCTGCCAATACAGTAACCTCAGTTACTTTAAGTCTATATATATATTCAGGAGTATTCACAACAGACAAACCTGCAACTGCTCAATATACTTTAACTAAGACACCAATAACTGGAAATAACTTTGTGATCTATGAAATCTCTGGTTTGGTTAAAGACTATTTAGATACTGAATACGGAAACTTTTCTACAGATGGAGTATGGGTGGAGGGTGATTCTGTTTTAACTACAACTGGAGCAGCTCCTGAAACACAGTCTTTTGATAAATTAGGTTTTGAAGGCTTTGGCTATTTTAAAAATGGAGTTAATCCTAGACAATCTACAAACCCTATTAATATTTTAACAACAGGATCAACAGATGGAGTGACTGTAGCTTTTAAATTACAAGACTCTACACAAAGCTTTTTAAATAGTGTTAATCTAGGAGACACTGTTAATAATTTAAGCGAAGGAGGAACTACAACAGTAACAGCTATAGAGAGTAACACTTCTCTAGCTTTAAAGGGAGATATAATGGTTTCAACTCCAGATAACTATAACATAATCTCTCAGCCTAATTACACGCCTGCTTTAATGCAGAGTAACACGACTATCTATTTTAAACAAGGCACAGACATTGTATTTCCAGTTTTTGCAGAAGCTGAGCCGACTGCAACTTTTGTAAGTGGAGGAGGAGCGAATATTAAATGGGAAATGACAGATGAGTTCTGGAATTTATATCAAAATTATTGGGGTTCTATTTTAAATCCTATTATAGTTCCAGATAGTACAAACTCAACTGAAAAAATAGTTTATATAAGAGTAACTCCTACACTAACACTACAAAGTGGAGACACTATTTCTGTAGTCTCTACTAGGGTTGGATATGAACAAAGTTTTACAATAACATTAGAGGCTGTATGTGAACCTAAATATGAGCAGATGCAAGTTATATTCTACAATAAGTTTGGAGCACTTCAAATTATGCCATTCTTTAAAAGGTCAGAAACTTCTATCAGTACAAATAACAAAGAATTTCAGAGAAATACTATGGACTTTACATCAGCTCCAAGTTATGATATATCAAAGCACGCTATTTCTAGTCTAGGAGTTAATGGAAATGAAAAAATTACAGTTAATACTGGATACATAGAAGAAAGCTTTAATGAAGTTATAAAGCAAATGATGCTTTCAGAGCAAATCTGGATAGACGATGGCAGCTCTGTTTTACCTATTAACATGAATACTAAATCTTTAACATTTAAAAAGTCTGTAAATGATAGATTAATTAATTATTCAATAGACTTTAAATATGCCTTTGATGCAATAAACAACATTAGATAAATGCAATTTATACAGCTATATATAGAGGGAACTAGAGT